TACCAGTAAAAACCGTTACCGGAGCAGCCCATGTCTTGCCGGAATCCAAGGACTTGGAGAACACCACATCGTTATTACCATCAACGTAGACCTGATACAGAACGCCCGCAGAGGTCTCGACAGAATAATTAATGCCCGCTACGTTGAATAGCGCTTGTACGGCACTCCCCAATACCGACTCAACGAACGTCGTCATTGCCGCTCCGCTTCATCGTGCGACACGACTGCCTTATACCCCCGTTCCGGACCCATCCAGATCAGGCACTTCAACTCAGTGCCATATTTCTCGACCGGGTACTGACGCAGCAACACGCCAATCCTGGCCAGCACGTCATCCAGATCGCCATCTAACCGGGTGTAAGCCTGCGAGCGCAGAACGGTCTGTTTCTCGCGAATAGTCACTATACGCAGCCTACGCTTCTGTCAGAAGCACGATTACTCCTCTGGCCGCTCCGTCGGTAGTAATCAGGTTCAACGGGCGATTACGGCCACTTTCAAAGTAGGGAATAATACTCGCCGGCAGGACGAATCCGCCAGTTGCTGAAATGTTCATTGCTCCAGTCAGGTCATCTGTCCCATCAGTAAACTTCAGTGTCCCCGTCACACTCAGCATAAGAATGCAGCTAAGAACCTTATGCTTCACTCCGTCAACTGCCGCCCGCAGAATCGTAGTCTCGGCGGCACTCTGTGCCACTGGAACATAGACCACCTTCTGTTTGTAGAAGATGGATACTTTTTGCATCAGGGCTTCCTGATCAGCAGCAGAATTGATCCCTGGTCCTGCTCCAGCGTGAATCCAGTTGTATTCAGCATTAGAACTCCCGTCCCGTCCAGCCCTGAATCATCCCGTATGTGGCTGAAAGGACGGAAATCGACCGGAGCATTCGTTCGCTCGGATAGAACCCACTTGAAGGCCGGGTCAACGAGCCCAGCATCGAACTCTAAAACCCCATCGAAGCCAGCGAAGTTATAGGCTACATACTGTAGCCGGAATCGAGCGTCTTCATCCAGCCCAACTTCACTTGGAGTCAGGAGCGGTTCCTGGACTAAATCCCCACTCACTCCGTCGCTCTTCAGATAGACGGATAGAACAATCGACCTTGGCCCAGAAACGATAATCTTTCTGTTCACAGTGTTCGCCATAACTACTCCTTGGTCAGGTGGAAAGGGGGAGAGATTGCTCCCTCCCCACCCTTCTTAAGCTGCTACTTCTGCCCAGGTAGCATCGGCGATTCCCACTGGCGCCGTCGTGATGTAGCTGATCTGCAGGAACGTGCCGGGGACCAGAATAATAGCTCCGAGACAGTAGTCTCTGTAGTTCAGTCCACCAGTCGTCGCTGGAGTCGTCGGCGAGTAGCCGATTGACCGAGCATAGACAGGAAGATTCGGTGTAGTCGCCGCTGCGTCCACGCGACCAGCGCACTCCGTAGTCGCTCCTGACCCGTCCGCCCTGTAGACCGCAAGCGGTGTGGTGTGAGTCACTGGAGTCGCATGCACCGCGATGCTCTGAGCGGCGAAGATCACTGCAGCTGCCGCCGGGACAGTCGTATACTGGAAGCCGATGTCGCGGATGATCAGCTTCTTCCCTGAACCAAAGGAATTCGAGAGAATGAATCCCGTAGCGGTCGAAGTGTTGATCAGCGTGATGGTAGCGGCGGTTTGATTGCTGGCACGAAACAGATTGCCAAGTCTTGCTTGTTCAAGAAACCAGTCCATGAAGATCTCCTTGAGGCTACAGATTAGTCATGAGACCGCCAGCCGCTGCCGCTGCCGGCGCGACCATATCGGCCCAGATAATACCTTCGGTGCCGGCACTCCAAACCGGAGCACCCCCGTCGTTCATTGCCGAGCTGCCCTGCAGAATGATTGCGCCTTGAGAGATACCCGCAGGGATGACGAACACCTCTGCCATGTCTATCGTCTTGTTGGTGGACTTGGAAGAAAACAGGCAGTTCTTAAACCAGAGCCAGCGGTCGATTCCGGTGGTATCTACGACCTCTACGTGAGCCGCGGCGGTGTTGTCGATGTATGCCTGGAACAGGCAGTCCTCGAACATGTTCCTGGTTGCAGCTCCGTCGCAGGTCATGTTCCTGCCGTCCGCGTCCATGGTGACAGTGTCCAAGCCAATCACACAGCGCCTGAACACGTTCTCTGCCGCGCCTTCTAGATTCAAGGACGCGCATCCCGCCGCGCTCATCGTCGCATGACCAATGCCGGCGAAGTGAACGTTGTCAAAGTAGTTCCGCTGGCCTGTCACTTGGACGTTAATCAGCGAAGTTGCGTCATCTACGCCCTGAAAGATCTGCAGGTTAGCAAAAACACAGTTATTACCCGTAATGTTGATAAGCGGAGACAGGCCAGTCGCCGTGGATAGCTGAGCAAGCCGTGCTCGTTGCGAGACCAGCACAGGGGCGGTTAGACCGATCAGATGGACGCTGTTCTTGCTCCAAGTCAGCGTCGCGCTGAGGTCATCAGTAATATCCGCAGCGTTATTGGCGTTGCCCATCACGTAGATTACCTCTCCCTTGCTGCCTGCGCACTTATTGTAAGCAGCAGGCACAGTTTTGAGAGGTCGGTTGAACGTCCCTGGATTGCCGTCGGAACCAGCGCCAGAGGTTGAACTGGCTGTTCGGTACGGGGAGACGAACAGAGTTCGTCCACCCTTTCCCATCAACCAGGAGTAGGGGAGGCCGTTGACAGGCGAACCCCCGAACTGCTGCAGCTGATCTGCATACGTCGTCATACGCTTCTCCTAGCCGCGGGTACGTGGAGAAGACCTACAGAGAGTAGGCAGCCCTCCAGCTCCGCGGCCAAATCGCCCTGCCGGGATGCGCCCGGCGCGCGCTTGAGGCTCTCCAGGCGCCTATTATAGAGAGATAATAGGCGCCTGGATCAGCCCCAAGAGAGGCTGATCTTGTTACTGCGACGCGAGAATGCCTCGTGGGTCGGTACAGCCGACCGAGAACAGCATGTAGCTCGCTGCCTTCGCGTTCTTTGTGTCAAAGTCGTTGTCCTGATCGAAGCTCGGACGTTCGGCCCAGTACGCGGTCATGCCGTTAGGGACATTAGTCCGGACGAACCAGGGGCCTGCAGAGGTGAAGAAGTGATTCAGCTTTATTCCTCTCGGGAACGCGTTGGTCGCCTTTAGCACGTTGATATTGTTATTAGCTGAGTCGGACTGCAGTACTGACTTCAGAATGCGATTCGCGTTGAACCACTCTTGCCGCGGGATATGCAGGCTATGCGGCATGATCGAGATCATAAGACCTCGGTCACTCTGCAATCCCATCGCCTGGATGCAAAGGTCTTCCAGCGCGACCTCAGACAGATCCGCGCTCGGTGACAGCTCATTGCTGAACGTCCCGCCAGTGGTATTCGTATGGGCGGTTGAAATCAGCGCCAAGCCGTCTCCAGTCGTAAAGTACGTCGTGACGAAGGCGTTGTTGTAGATGAACGCCGAGACGTTCTCGACAGTCTGGTTCATCGAGTAGGCATTCGACTTCGCCCGGCGCATCGACACCTGTTCGTAGAGATTGAACTTCAGCTCTTCGTAAGTGACGATGTAGCCCAGCGCGTAAGCGATGTGCGAGTAGCGCGTCACCGGGCCCTGAACTTCCGAGTCGTAGGTGACACTGCCGCCCTGAACCTTCACAGGCGCGAGGCCGAACCCGGTGATCTGGACATCCTCCTCATACGCCCGTTCAGAGTCCTCCCAGTCGTACAGATCCGGGTACTCCTTCTCGTGTGCGTCGTAAACCTGGCCCCAGAAATCGTGTACTCCAGGCCAGAGTGCTTTGGGGTGTGACCCCGTAGTGATTACGCCAGCAGGCATGATGTTCTCCTAGTAGCCCACTTGACCGATACGGTAGCAGTGGAGATTAATCATCACCCACCACTTCGCCCAGTCGCCGAAGGCATTGTCACTTACCTGGGCCAAGCTGAGCAACTTCAGCTGCAGCGTGCCGCCTGCGCCAGGACTGGCCGTGTCGATCTCCCAACCAGAGATATAGCCGTTATTGGTGCCAGAGCTGAGATTGGCGTTAAGGCCGACTTCTGCTGCTGTGAACGCCGTGCCGAGATCCTCTTCCTGTGCTTCGAAGATCAAGTTCGGGTCGTCGGCGACAAGGACGTAGTAGTTTCTGGACTTCGTAG